TTCTTTTCATCACATAAATCATGCTTCTTGTGGATATCATCTTTCTCCATTTTCTGTAGATGAAGATGATGAAGAAACTTTGATAGTTGTTATGGATGGGTGGGGATATGTAGGAGGAGTTAATGAATTGTTTAAAGATTGTGGTAAATTCAAAGATGGTACTATTAAAGCTTATGATTCTGAAGCTGGTGAACTTAAATATGGCGTAAGAATATATGAGCACGTTAGTATTTTTAGTGCTACTCCTATAGTTGATCAATGGAATCTTCTTTATAAAGAAGTTGCCTCAGACTTTACTAGAAATTTAAATCTAGAGGGATTCTATTCTGATATAAAATTTATTGAAGATGATTATGAAACTCTTTTTGAAACAAATGATAGAACTGCAAATGCGGAAATTCATTTAGCACCAACTTGCTCTACTCCTGTTTTATACGAATCTGTTACTCAACTTATTGGATTTCATCAAGAAGACGTGGGAAAAACTATGGGAATGGCACCATATGGAAAACCAAATGAAGAAATTCCACCATTCGCAGTAAAGAATGAATATCTAGATACAAGTGATGTTCTTAGTGCTAATCTTTTGATGAATACTGTAAAATATCCTGAACTGATTGACTATGATTTAGAATCGGACTTTCAACATAGAGCTGATATGGCGTATGCAGTACAGAAGACTCTAGAAGAAAAGGTTATCAATGTAGTGGAAAAGGCAATGAGTCTTAGTGACTCTAAAAAAGTTGTCTTAAGTGGAGGAGTTTTTCATAATATTATAATTAATGAGATGCTTGCTTCTAAATATCCAGACTATACATTCTTTCCAGACCCAATTTGTGATGACGCAGGTCACTCATACGGTGGAGCAATGTTTTATTGGAAGTCCACTGGATTTAAAGGTAATTTCGTTGATACGGATATCTCTAATCCTATACCACCAGATACAATGTATTTGGGTCCAGAGTATTCTCCAGAAGAACAATTAAAAAGAATTAAAAACTGGTTTAAAAAGTCAGCAAATAAATAAAAATGTCGGTGCTTTAAATTATGGCTACATACCCTGTTGTTAACACAAAAACTGGTGAACAAAAAGAAGTGAAGATGAGTATTCACGAATGGGATCAGTGGAAAGAAGACAATCCCGATTGGTTGAGAGATTACTCTGACCCGTCAACCATGCCTGGTGTAGGTGAGGTTGGCGAGTGGAAAGATAAACTCGTCAATAAAAATCCTGGATGGAATGATGTGCTCAAAAAAGCATCGCAAGCCCCTGGATCTTACGTCAAACCTATCTAAAGCTTATGCCTAAAAAGAGAAAGAACAATGGAGACCAACCCATTGGAGTTGGATTGACTGCAAAACAAATGAAAAGAAAAAAACCGATCAATAATGATTTCTTGATCGATATCGAACCATTAACAGATAATCAGCAGAGATTATTTGATTCATATGCAGATAATAAACAATTGGTTGCATATGGTGCTGCTGGTACAGGTAAAACATTTATTACATTATACAACGCTATTAAAGATGTATTAGATGAGAACTCTCCATATCAAAAGATTTACATCGTTCGTTCTCTAGTCGCTACCCGTGAAATTGGTTTCCTTCCTGGAGATCATGAAGATAAATCATCTCTTTACCAGATTCCATATAAGAATATGGTGAAGTACATGTTTGAGATGCCTACAGATGCAGACTTTGAAATGCTGTATGGTAATCTTAAAACTCAAGGTACTATTTCTTTCTGGTCTACTTCTTTCCTTAGAGGAACAACATTAGATAATGCTATTGTTATCGTTGATGAATTCCAGAACTTGAATTTTCATGAACTCGATAGTATAATTACTAGAGTTGGTGAGAATACTCGAATTGCATTCTGTGGTGATGCAACACAAACCGATCTAACAAAAACAAATGAAAGAAATGGAATCGTAGATTTCATGTCTATTCTTAGAGCAATGCCTTCATTCGATATTATTGAATTTGGTCTTGACGATATTGTTAGATCTGGACTTTGTAAAGAATACTTAGTAGCTAAAAACGAACTTAAACTCTGATAAATTATGTTTAATCATGTAGATATTGATCTCCCTAAACTTCAGAGGGAGAATATTGATGGCGTTCGTTTTTATAAAGTTCCCGATAATGGAGACCTTCTGAAGTTGGTCTCCATTACTTCTATTACCAGTCATCATAATCGTAAGATCTTTGAGAACTGGCGTAAGAGAGTCGGTAATGAAGAAGCAGATCGTATTACAAAAAAGGCTACTAGTCGTGGTACGGACATGCATACTCTTGTAGAAAAGTATCTCTACAATGAAGAACTCCCACAGGTTCAACCACTGTCTGATATCTTATTCAAACTTGCTAAGCCAGAACTTGCAAAGATTGATAATATACATAGTCTTGAAGGATCAATGTATAGCAAGCAGTTAGGTATCGCTGGAACAGTAGATTGTATAGCAGAGTATAACGGCGAACTTGCAATCATTGATTTTAAAACTTCCAAAAAACCCAAACCAAGGGAATGGATCGACCATTACTTTGTTCAATGTTGCGCTTATGCGTGTATGTTGTATGAATTGACTGGTATCGTCGTTAAAAAATTTGTTATCTTAATGTCTTGTGAAAATGGAGAATGTGTCGTCTATGAAGAATACGATAAAGCAAAGTACATCAAACTACTCACAGAATATATTAGAGAGTTTGTTACTCATCGACTCAAAGAATATGAAAAATGAGATTACAAACGAGTTAGAAAAAGCGTTTGAAAAAAAGTTTTTCTGTCCAGCAAAGTTCGTTCAAGAGATAGAAACTCTAGTTCAGAATGAAAACATGTCGTATATTGATGCGATCATTCATTTCTGTGAGGAGAATTCTATTGAACTTGAATCCGTGCCCAAGTTAATTACTAAACCTCTCAAAGAGAAGTTAAAGTATGAAGCTATGGAGTTAAACTTTCTGAAGCGAACTTCCAGGGCAAAATTGGTTTTTTAATCCAAAAATCGGGCGAAAAAAATCCCGGTAAATTTTTCGCGTGTAGGTTTTTTATAATGAATCCGTTTGAATGCTATAAATTGTATCTTTCGTTGAAAAATCATTTCACGAAGGATACATACGACTTTCACAAATATTGTGGAAAGAGTAGAGCCTCTGTGCAATCTTTCTATAAGAGAAAAGATAGATATTTTTTTGAAAAACTATCCAGACAGAAAAATAAAAAAGAAGTCATTGATTTTTTTGTATCAAACTTTGTAAGTGCAAGTGATCCCTCTACATTGTGGATTGGACAAATAATCCGAGAAGGTGAGCGCAATTATGTTGATTGGAAGAAAAGGAATCAGTCATTGTCTTACACTTTTAAAAATGAGATGGAAGATATTCTCTCCACCCAAGGATTGGATGTGGTATTTGCAAGAGCAAAGGGACATCCTCCTATACTAAAAAGACATCTTTCTGGACAAATATCCATAGAAACAATGTCCATACTTGATAAGATATTTGGATTTGTAAAAGATTTTGATAAGGATATTCACGATCCAGTATGGGAAACCGTAAGTAAAAAGATTAAAAAGTATTCCCCATTTCTAAATATAGACATATTTGCGTATAAAAAATCTCTGAGGGAGATAGTTCTATGAGTTTCTTTAATTCCGAAATTGTTCAAGAAGAACTGAAAGAGATTTCAAATCTGCAAGAAAAACTGTATGGATCTATGTTCTCATTTCCTGGAATGAGTACGAAAGATAAGATAGAGCATATAGAATGTATGGAAATACTTCTTGAAAAACAGACTGTTTTATATCAAAGATTATGTTTATCTGATGATCCCGAAGCAAAAGAGATGAAAAAGCGTATACTGGATTCTGCTGCTATGATGGGATTAGATCCAAAAGAGGATATGAACATTTTGTTCCGAAATATGGTAAAATTACTAAAAACAATGAGGCAAAAAATTGAGGCAGGGCAATGATTTGTGAAGTTTATGATGATAAATTTGATGCTTTATATTTGCATGATTTTTATGAAAACGTTATAGCAAAACTTCCTTATAATTTTACGAATATTGCGAATAGGCATACAGCACCTTATGGATTTTCTGGATCTCACCGTTTAATTGGTTGTAATATTTTTCAAAGGGAAGGATTAAATAAAATCACTAATATAGAACCTGAGTATTATCCTGATTTTTATCAGATGTATGAAATTCTTGAGAATAAAATACTTCAGGAAAAATTTTTTCTCTCTAATATTAGTGTTAATTTGCAGGCAAAAGAAATGGATGGTACTTGTCATGCAGATGCTGGTGAAGGAGAAGATGACGAGTATACTGTTCTTGTTATGACTAATCCTATATGGAAAAAAGAGTGGGGACCGGCTTCTTTTCAATTATTGGAGAGATATGACAATAATGCTCGGGTTATTGAGGAACATGAATATATTCCTGGAAGAGTTCTTCTTATTCCTTCACCCCATCCACATAGAGGTATTGCTCCAATTGCGCCATATGTGTATCGAACTTCTATTGTGTTCAGAGTCACACCAAATATTGAGAAGCATATCCCTTGACGATAAATACAGAGTGCCCTACAATGTGTAGGTGCTCAACAGGCCAAATCCAAACAATCTAACGAATCCTATGTCTTTCGCAAATCTTAAAAAGCAGTCTTCTCTCGGTTCTCTGACTCAGAAAC